AAGGTCAGAATGACCAAGTTTTAACCAATAGCCTTTTGGTGGCTGAGAAGTTCGGAAAAAGACATGCCGATGTAATAAGAAGCATTGACAATATTCTTAATACAGAGGACGAATCACTCAACGCAAAAATGCGTTTAGCTTTTGTATCAACGACTTACGAAGATGCGACCGGAAAAAGTAATCCGGCTTATATCATGAATCAAAAAGGTTTCTCTATTTTGGTAATGGGGTGGAATGGCATAAAGGCTTTGAAATTCAAGAATGAGTTTTATGACGCTTTTGAAGCAATGGAGCGAGCATTGAAAGGAATTACAACTCCTCAAACATATGCGGAAGCGTTACGCCGGCTTGCGGATGAAGTGGAGGAGAAAGAAAGAACAAAGGCTCTTCTTGAACAGAAGACCGAGCAGCTTGATGAATCCAAGGAGTGGTACAGTATCAAGCGTTGGGCGAAGGAGCATAATATGAACTGGCGTTCCATCAACTGGCGAAAGATGAAAGCGCTGTCCTATGGACTGGGATATGAGATAAAGAAGATATTTGACGCCAACTACGGACGGGTGAATATCTATCATGTCAATGTGTTTAAAACCTACTTCCAGTGAAAGACAATATAATAACCCAGAGCATCCCCGGAGGCTTCTCCGTAATAGCGAGCGGATTTATAATGGAATCCCTCGAACACATGATACCTTGGCTTATAGTCTCGTTTTCAGTAGTCGTGTGTGACTTGGCTTTCGGAATAAGGAAAAGTCTGCTTATGAAAGAAGAGGTGCGGTTTTCCAGTGCCATACGCAGGACGATGGGAAAGATGGTGACGTACTTCGCATTTGTATGTATGGTCGTTATGATAAACATCGCTTCTGGCAGCAAATGGAATATAGATGTGTATTCATGCCTGCTTGTTTGTTTCATTGAGTTCTGCTCGATTATCAGTAATATCCTTACGCCGAAAGGCTACAGCTTCAACATGCTAAAGGCGCTGGGGCTGTTCGGGAAAAAGATGCTTGATGTTGACAAGGAGGAGATGAGTGAAATAATAACTAAAGATAAGGAGGAAAACAAAAATGGCTGATGTGAATAAGCTTGCACCGTTCATTATCAAATGGGAGGGCGGTTTCGTGAATGAACCCGACGATTTGGGCGGTGCTACGAACATGGGGGTTACTATCGGAACCTATGAGGCATATTGCCGAAAGAAAGGATACCCCAAGCCTACAATTGAAAGATTGAAAAATCTCACTAAAGAGGAATGGACGGAAATTTTGAAAACTATGTACTGGGACAGATGGAAGGCAGATTTGATAACAAGCCAATCCGTGGCGAATATCCTTGTCGATTGGGTGTGGGCATCCGGTGCGCATGGCGTCAAAATTCCCCAAAGATTGCTTGGTGTGGCCGTGGATGGAATAGTAGGCCCCAAGACCATTGCGGCAGTGAATGCCAGGAACCCT